CCCGATTGCCGCTGGGGCAAGGTAGTCCGTCCCGGCCACTGCGGCGCTGAAGGCTGCTGTCCCGTTGCCCTTCACGATCCCGGTCAGGGTGGATACCCCGGTTCCGCCGTCAGAGACGGTGAGATCGGTAATTCCAGTGATGGTGCCGCCAGTGATGCTGACAGCGGAGGACGCCTGTGTTGCGATGGTCCCAAGGCCAAGCGTGGTGCGGGCGGTGGCGGCGTCCGCATCGTCCAGCAGGGTGCGGGCATAGGACGTCAGCGTGGTCACCGCATATGTGTCCAGAGCGGTGGTGTAGATCATTCGGTCTGCGGCAGTCGTCAGGCCGGAGATGGACTGGAGGCCAGCGTCATAGGCCTGCACGTTGGTGCCGATGGCCAGACCAAGGTTGGTTCTGGCCGTGGCCGCATCAGACCCACCCGTGCCGCCGTCTGCGATTGCAAGGTCGGTGATCCCGGTGATGCTGCCCCCGGTGATGCGGACGGAGGACATGGCCAGATGATCAGCAATGCTGACGACAGCAGCGCCAGCCCCGGCCCCATTGGCGGAGATGATCGTGCTGTCGCCAGCCAGAAGGGTGACGTTGCCACCAGAACCCTGCGTGAAGATCACCGTCTGAGCCGTGGTATTGTAGACGAAGTAGACCTTCTGGGCGTCGTTCGGGCTGATGGTGATCGTGTGGGTTCCAGACGGAGAACCCGTCAGGGTCAGCGCCTTGTACTGCCCGTTCGACACAACCCCGTCAGAGGTGGTTAGAGTGGAGGAGGTGCCAGACAGAGACAGGGACAGGACGCCGTTGATGCCGACGTCGAGGATGTCGCTGTTCGTGTTGACGGTGTCACCCCAAGAGCCAGACTGCTCCCCGGTTCCGGGCTTCTGGATGCCAAGGTTGTTGGTGTAAGTGCTGGGCATTCCCTACCGCCTTATGTTACCGTGTTGGTCCAGTTTGGACTTTGGGATGGTTCGATTGAACTATACCCCGGAGACTGACTTGGAACAACCGTCGCGTATCCGGGCGTCTGCACTGGGATCACCGGACCCCAGACAAGCACCTGACCGACCCTGCCGAATGCGGAGACGCCAGTCAGGTAGACGATCTCAGAGATCAGGACCGTCGTGGAGCCAGCGGCCCCCGTGGCAGCAAGACCAGTGACGGCGGCAACGGCACCGCCCTCCACCGTCACCGACCCAGCCGAGGCAGTTGCAGCTACCCCGGTCAGGGTTGTGCTGGCAGTGCCGGAGGCGACAACAGACCCGACAGATGCGGTTGCCGAGACCCCGGTCAGCACCAGTGCGCCAGCCATGACTGTCCCGACCTGTCCCGTTGCAGAGACCCCAGTCAGGGTTGTGCTGGCCGTCCCGGTTACGGTGACAGACCCGACTGCGCCAGTCGCGGTGCGCCCAGTGAGGGTCACAGACGCTCCAGCGGTCACGGTGACCGAACCGACAGCACCAGTCGCAACCCTGCCCACGACAGTAGTGGACGCGCCAGCGGCGGCGACAACAGTTCCTGCTTCGCCAGCCCCTGCGGAGCCTGTGACATCGACGTCCAGTCGAAGATCGACAGTGACGGAGCCTGAGTCGCCTGTCGCAGACACCCCAGTGACATCGGCGTTGGTGACCGGAAGGCCGATGTACTTGATGACGATCAGGCCATTGGAGCCAGCGCGTGAGGTCATAACCCCCGCAAGAGTAGCGTTGTAGGTGCCTCCCGAACCAGCGCCGTAAGTTCCGGGGAAGCTGCCAAACTGCGGGAACCCGCCCGTGTTGTAGCCATAGCCGCCGGAGCCGCCACCAGAGCCGTACCCGCTGCCAAACTCGCTGCCGTTCCCCGCTGCGGGAGCGCCACCATTGGCTGCCCCGCCGACACCGCCGAAGCCAGCGCCCCCGGCAGCGCCAGCGAGGCTGCCGGAGCCGTTGGTGCCTAGAGCATTTCCCCCGGCCCCCTTCGGACCAGCCGCGCCGCCGCCGCCTTGTGCTGAAGAGAAGGTGCCAGAAAGGCCCCTGCCGCCGTTACCGCCAGAATACTTTGTCGTTCCGACGCCAGACGCAGCATCGCCCCCAAGGGCCTGCGTAGCCGCAGCCGTTGTCAGCTCCCCGAAGCCGCCGCCACCACCCTTGGCCAGAATTGTCCCGGTGCTGACGAAGTATGTGTCACCACCGGAATTACCGTTGACGGACTGCGGGGTGCTGCTGGTGCTGACGCCAGCGCCGCCCGCGCCAACGGAGTAGCTTACCGTCGATCCGGGGGTCAGCGACAAGTTGAAGATTTTGGAGTAGCCGCCACCCGCGCCGCCGCCAGCCTTGGCGGGCGCAAGAGCAGTGGTGTTTACAGCCGCACCGGAGCCACCAGCGCCGATGACCTCAACGCTGTTGGCGTTACTGTCCCAGTCGGAGGGGACAGTCCAAGACGAGCCGGAGGTCAGAAAGATCGTGTATCTGGGCCTTGCCACCCCATCGTCCGCTAGGGGTGCAGCGGCTACGGGGTAAAAGCCAAGCATATGTCGTCACTCCGCAGGAGGGGTGAAGTTCTCGCCATCATACAGCCAACCGACACCGACCTCTACAGGCGCGGTAATCCAGTCAGCCAGTTCTGGGTTGTAGACGTCGTTCGGGAACGGAATGTCCTCAATGAGGTACGCCTCCGTGACCACGCCGTTCTCAACCTTCGCCTTCACGATCATCATGATTAACTCCACGGTCCGTAGGACACAGCAGTGTCGCTGGTGCTGATGCGGGTTGTGGTGAAGTGCGTGTTCGTCTGGACGATTGCCGCAGAGGCGGTGTTCAGAGAGATGGACGGGATGATGGTTCCAGCGGTCGAAACCCTGAACGTGCCGTTGACGACCACGTTGAACGATGTGGCTGTTGCCGCTGTCACGATTGGGTTTGGAGACGCCGCGCCAGTCCAGTACGATGTACCCGCCGCCCCAGCGCCCGCGCTGTTTCCGTCCTGCCCGACTGCGCGAGAAAGTGCAGAGGCAATTACTGCACTGCCAGCACCAAGGAAGTTGAACAGTAGGTTGCCGGATGTCCCTGACATCGAAGACAGGTACAGGAACGCCTCGTACCGATACGTCCCGACAGGGAGAGTCAAGGCACCGTTGGCGGTGGCGTTGAACAGCTTCTGCGAGGCCGTTGTGCTGGTCAGAGTGTAGGTCGCACTCTGCTGAATCCAGCACTGCTCAAAGAAGTCCTCCGCAGCGGGCATGATGAACACGATGGCCGAGCCGCTGAGGGACAGAAGAGACCCCGTGCTGGATGACGTCAGGACACGGGTCATTGTGGTCCCGGAGGCTGTGTAGACCCCGGTCCCGACTTCCCAATCTACACCGTCCTCAATCGTGTACCGCACCGTCTGCCCATCAAGTAGGCCAGCGGAGGCAAACGTCTGAAAGCCAGCGGAGGCCGACCCAAGCGTAATCGTCCCCGTCCCAGTGGTCGCAGTGGACATCCGTGCGCGGTTGACGAGGACCACCATATCAGGCGATCCGAATGATGGCGTTCGAAGCGTCTGCGGTCGGGAACACGATGGTGAACGTCCCAGCCGTCGAGGTCCGCGCACCGCCGAAGTCCAGCACCACGACCGATGGGTTGGTGTAGGTGTGGGCAGGGGTGGTGTTGTAGATCAGAGCGCCATAGGCGGTGATCGTCGCGGAGGTGAAGCTGAGGTCGTTGAAGTCTACGAACGCCGTGGTCCCGGAGGTCGTCGGGGCGACGTTGGTCAAAGCCCCGCCACCAGCAGAATAGGTGCCAGATGCGGACACTTCGTTTGTCGCGGTGTACGCATTGGTCGCTGCGGTGAACGACGCAGAGTTGTCGTACAGGGCCAGCTTGAAGGTGTCGCCACCAGAGCCGGAAGGGCGGAAGTCGTGGACGCCCTCAAGGAGTTCATCCTTGAAGGAGGTACACATGAAGTTCCCAGTGAATGCCATCAGAGCCTCCTGATCAGTTCTGCCAGTTCGGGATGCCCTGCATCCTTGATGGCATTGTATACGGTTGTGCGGTCTGAGGCGATAGCCTCGCGCATGTAGTGCGCCACGACCGCTTCGATGTGGGCCTTGAAGGCACGGGCCTGATCTCGGATTTCGGGCGGGGCCGAGTCCGAAACGTGCATCAGCTTGTTGGCGCACCGTGCCGCCACTTCCTCTGGGGTCTCACCCCGGCCACTGGTGGTGTGGACCTGAACCAGAGGCGTGTGCCTTGGGAGGTCCATTGTCATTGCCTGCGTCATTCCATCCTCGCCTCTCCATCCCGGTAGCTGTCGCGCTTGCTGCGCTGGTCCACGACCCCAAGCTGGGCCATCGCGGAGTCGTACCGGGACTGGTACGTCGCCATCAGATCAGGGTCGCCCTTCATGAAGGTGTACGCCTCCAGCAGGCTTCCATACAAGAGTGCGCCTTCAGCGTTCTCGCCCAGCCACGACGTCCCCTGATCCACGATGGAGGGCGGGTCGTAGTAGTACTGGACCTCCACGACGTAGTTGCCATCCGGGGTGGGGCCGAGGAGGAAGTTCCCTGTCGCGGTCGGGACGTCGCCGTCGAACTGGGCGTAGTACTTGGGGAGGCCCGTGACGCTTGGGTCAGGGTAGGCCTCCCGCATGAAGTTCATGTCCTTGTCGTAGAGGTAGCTGTAGGAGCCAGCCCCGTCGATCACGGCCAAGGCGAACATCGACAAGAAGTCTGAGGGACGCGCCAGATAGCGGTTCCCAGACTGCATGGTCCCGGTCGCGTTCTTGCGGAGTTCGGGGATCAGGACGGACCTGTAGATGCGCTGCTCTGCCTGCTGCACGAACGTGGGAATGCTGGCCACGAAGGTGGCTTCCTGATTGTCCGTGTAGTCTTGGATCGCCTGCGTCAGTTCAGCGTAGTTCATCTCTCACCCCGAAAGTTCGTTCGAACTTTTCAGTCCGTGTAGCAGCCGCCGCGCTTGGCCGCGCCCATGCCACGGGCGACCTTGCCACCAGTGACCATCTTCTTCGGGGCGTCGTGCTTCTTGTCAGCAGCCGACTTCTCCCACTTGGCCATGCTCATGCCAGCCTTCTTGGCCATCGCCTTGTCTTCGCGCATGTCCTTGGCGGAGCCTTCGACCTTGCCGCCCTTCTTCATCTCGCGGGTGGAGCGGTCCTCAACGGACTTCGGGCTGTTGGTATCGTAGATCGGGTTGCGCTTCGGGCGCATGGGCTTCTTGGCCATTCTCGGTCTCCTTAGGAGGTTGTGACGGTGACGGTTCCAACGGAGGCTACCATATACTGCGCTGGGTTCCAAATCGGGTTCCAGCCCCACAGGGCGTTTGCCTCCGCAAGGGAGGTGTCCGGGCGTGGGTTGTACAGGGACTGCGGGTCGTTGATCTTCACCTTGCCCAGAAAGTTCTGGGGCTGGTCTGGATCGCGGACGTCACGACCCACTCTGGAGCCAGTGCGCTTGCCGTTCTTGAACTCATAGACCAGATCGCCAAGGGGGTATCTGAACCCCGTCTTGTCACAGAACCCAAAGGCCTTGCTGCCCTTTGCGTATGCCATCAGTAACTCCACGGGCTTGCAGGGACGAAGCTGACCGACGAACGGTCACGGTCTTCATCGGCTGCCAAGGTGAACTGCTCCTCGTATGCCTGCTTCAGCATCGGAACCAGCGCCTGAGACTTCGGCTTCTTGGCGGCGATGTAGTATGCCAGACCAGCGACCAGAGCCGGGACGAACCGGGGAGGGATCGTCGTGACGTTGCCACCGATACCGGACGTCAGGCCGTCGATGAACTTCAGCCGATAGTACATCAGGGTGTACGGCATGGTCGCGTCAGGGACAGGCCACAGCGTGAAGTCGGTGAGGGTTGCGAGGCGACGGACGTAAATCTGGGTCGGCCTGCCGATGGTGTTCTTGTTCGTCTGCTGGGCATAGGTCGAGACGGAGATTCGCTCAACGAACGTGTCCGTCTGGTTCTGCCCAGTGCCAGTGCGAAGCTGGTGTTCGATGATGTCCACGGTGCCGTCAGGCAGGGTGTACGTCGCAGTGCCAGCCACCAGAGGGATGGTGCCGCCCTCAATGGTCCAGAGGTTGATGCCCCGGTTGGCCCACTCCAGCGTCATGAGGTTCAGGCTGCGGCGGGCCGTCTTCAGGTCGTAGCCAGACCGCATCTCAAGGCCAGCCCTTTCGAAGGCTTCCTCAAACAGTTCGGGAAGGTCTGGCACAACGATGGTCATTACTTTCCTCTTGCCGCTTTGGCGTTGTCAACGAGGTTGGGGTAGGGTCGGCCAGCCTTCTTGGCCGACGCTTTTGCCTTAGCCTTCTTGGCGGGGGTCAACTTGCTGCCCTCACCCTTCGGTGACTTCTTTTCCCAGAATGGCGTATTGGCCATGATCAGGCAGACCTTCCCTTAGTCTTGCCCTTCATGCAGCAGCCATCGCCACGACCGACCTTGCCGCCGCTCTTCATGGCAATCGGCTTCGCAGAGGGCTGCGGCATCATGCCATCAGACTTCCCCATGACGCCGTCTCTGGAGGAGCGGGTGACGGCAATCTGCTTGCCCATGCTGGAACGGCCCATGCTCATTTCTTCTTCCCCTTTGACGCGCCAGCCTCAGAGAGGGCGATGGCGATTGCTTGCTTCCGGTTCTTGACGATGGGCGCTTTCTTCGGACCCTTCGGGTCTTTCCCAACGTGGAGTTTCCCGGCCTTGAACTCCTTCATCACCTTGCCGACCTTGTCGCTCTTCTTCATGACATCACCTCAGCATTTCCACGCCCGAAGGCTCTTGTTGATCCGGCTGTTCGGATCGTTGGCGGTCTTGGCGCTGGTCAGCTTCTTCTTCATGCCCTTCATTCTGGCACAAAAGCTGTCGCGGCGCGACCCTCCTTCGGGCTGGGGTGCCTTCAGGTTCATGCCCTGAGCCTTGGCAGACGCCCTCCCCTTGGCGTTCAGGCCACCTTTGGGGTTCTTGCCTTCCTTGCGCGTCCAAGCGGGGGTCTTTGCCATGTCACTTCCTCAGCGCCTGTTCGATGGTGTCCAGCTTCACGAAGACCGCCTTGAAGTTCTCGCGCATCTCCTTGAACTCCCGGTCGTGCGCCTCCTTGTTGGCCGTGTGGACGGCCTCAATGACGGCGATCTTGGTCGCGTGTTCCTGCTGCGTCTTGTGCATAAGCCACACGAACCCAGCTACGGGGAGGACGATCCACTGCGCGATGAACTGCGCGATCTCAATGAAACCTACGTTGTGCATCTCAGACAACAGCCTCCTTGGCGAAAAGACCCATCGCGGACAGGGCTTCCAGCCCCGGAATGTCGGTCATGATTGTGATCTTGTCTGGCTTTGCCAGCTTGTGCCGTGTCGCCTTGCAGCCATCAATGACACCAGACGCCACACGGTACTCATTTCCACTTGCGTCCACCCACACAGGGGCGGCGTCAGGAACCTCAGGGTGGGTCATGGCAGCGGGGCAGGCAATGGTGGTGATCATCAGTATGCCCCTGTCTTGGAGTTCATCCAGCCTTCCATGCTGGAGACTGTCGCTGCGCTGGTGGCTGCACCCACGACGATCACGCCATAGATGCGACCAAGGTAGGGAAGGTCGTTCGACCCACGCTTGCCCACAGTGAACGAGGTGGAGATGAACGGTGCAAGCTGCAAAGCGGCAGTGCCTTGAACAACCTGAACGCCGTTTCTGCGACCAGTGATCTGGACGCCCACCGCCGCCGATGGATCGAAGAGGCCCGTGATGACGGCCAGATCAGGCTGCGGGAACACGCCGCCGTTGGCATCCATTGCTGCGGGGGTCGAGGAGAAGCCACGCCACCCGTAGTTCGTGTCAGCACGGGGAGCGAATATCTGCCAGAACCCTGCCGTCGATGTGGAGCCGCCGTGCGACAGCAGCGTACCAATGGTGGTGTCACGCTCCTTGCGCTGGCCCACGACCGCCGCGACATACGGCACTCCGCTGAGATTCAGGGTGGTGGCGGTCAGTTCATCGTCCACGCCGTCAAACGACAGGTACGGCTTGCCAGTCCCGTCGATCTGGTACAGAGGGCGAAACCCAGCCGTTGACTGGAACGCATGGTTGCCGGGGATTTCTTGGACTGAGATGTCATCGAATCGGGCCGATGCAGTGGCGTTCAGGCTGTTCGTGAGGGCATTGATCCACGTCGTGGTCCCCGTCGCCACAAAGACGCAACGCGCAACCTTGTCTCCAGTTCCGCTGTACTGGAACGTGACAAGGTCTCCAGCGGAAATGACCGTTCCCGCAGCGAGGCGCGGGAGGCAGTCCACAGGATCACTCACCACTCCGGTCAATAGGTACGTCCTTCCGACGACAGTGGTGATCGACTGGTATGCAGTCGCGTTTGAGGTGCTGTTGTTTGCGACCACCAGCTTTCCGCTGGACACACTCAGGGCGGCATTCTGGCCAGTCCAGCCCGTGAGGCCATCGGAGAAGTCGCCGTTGGTGACCAACTGCGGTCCCGGCTCCAACCCTTTGGACTTGTCCAACATGACGCCCACAGCCTGACCTGCTTCGGTCACTGGGGTGGCATTGGTCTGGAACAGCGTGGTGATGTCAGACGGGTCGTACCAGACGCCAGCCTGACCAGCAGAGAACAGGGAAGCAGGGCCGAACCCGCCGTTCTGTCGAGACACGGAGATGTTGATGCCCAGCCTCACTGTCGCTCTCCTCAGTACAGGGCGACCATGAGGGTCGCGGTCGTGTCGGTCGCGTAGACGCGCGTGACCTGAATGGGCAGCACGGTTCCTGCCGGGACGGACGAGAACGTCACAACCGTCCCATAGGCCATATCGACCTTCACGTTCCCCGCGCCACCGACGTAGAGACCACGGGTAGTGCGAATGTTGTTGGTGTCGCTGGTCGTGATGGCGGCGGCGTCATAGGAGGACACCGTCGCATCAGCGGAGCGATAAGCTGTGGTAGTGCCAGCCATTGTTCAGCCTTCCTGTTGCTTCTTGGTCTGCTGGCCCACCCCCGGTGGGATGGGCCTGTGTTCCGATCAGAGGCCTCAGGCCTTACGGCAGATCGTGGGCTTGGATGTAGCGCACGGTCAGGGTGCCGACGCCGCTGCCAGTGTTTGCGGACAACACGAAGACACGCTTGTCGGTCGTCCCGGTGTCATCCCAAGCGGCGGTGCGGGTCGCGTCCGAGCCGGGGAGCAGGCCGATGACGCCGATGGTGCCGCCAGCAGCGCCGGAGACGTATTCGGTCGAGGTGGCGGTGTTGCCGATGCTGAACGTGGTCGCTGCCCCGGTCCAAGCGGTCAGCACAACCATCTGCATGTTCAGGATGTGGCTGTTGGCTGGCAGCACAATGGTCGTTGCCAGAGCAGTGGCAGTGCCAGCCTGCGTGATCGGGAAGGTCTGGACCATCACGACGGAGCCGACGTTCTTGACGTTCTGGCCCAGCGTGGTGCCGGAGGTTTCAAAGATGTTGCCCGCGCGAATCGGGCCGCTGAATGTGGTCTTTCCCATAGGGTAGTCCTCTGCACCTGAAGCCGTACTGTCTGTGCAAGGTCAGGGAGGGCATCCTGTCTGCACGGCCTATCTCGCCCATGCGTGGATTCTACGACAGTCCTCATCAAAGTTCCATTGAACTTTTTCAAAAGAAAAGGGGCGACCGAAGCCGCCCCCTCCCGCATTCAACCTGCTGGCCGGATCAAGCGCCGGGGCAGCCGTACATGCCCAGCGGGTCCGAAACGCCAAACGAGTAGCGTTCGCGGGACTTGTAGCGGACGTTGCCCGTGTCGAAGTCACCGTCCATCGAAGTCGCCATCGCCGTGCGGACGAAGTGCTTCATGCCGTTCGGAACGTCGGTGGTGATGAACCAGCCATCGGTGTCCGTCAGGTAGTGGTTGACACGGTAACCTTCCGGGATCGACCCGTTGGTCTTCAGCGCGTTGATGTCGTTGTCGGCGGTGCCGACGCGCAGTTCCGTCTGGAGCAGACGGGTGGCGACGAACATCAGCGACGGCGGGACGATCAGCTTGCGCGGACGGGCTGCGATCAGCAGGCCACGTTCGTCCTTGAACGCTGCGATGTCGATCACGGCCTGTTCGAGTGCGGTCTCGTTCAGGTCGATGTCAGTGCCGGGACGGTTCGAGTTGGTCACACCAGCCACGGTCGGGTGGGCGGTGTTGAACAGGGTCACGCCGTCGCCGGAGTTGAAAGTGGTGAAGCCGCTGTTCAGCAGCGAAGCCGCCTTGACCTGTTTGGTGTACGCCATCGCCCGTGCCAGCGCCTTGGTGTAGCGGGCCGACAGCGAGTCGTACAGGTTGTCTTCCATCGCTTCTTCGGTGATGGAGAAACCCATCGCCACCGTCTCGTGGTTGTAACGAGCGGTGAACGATTCCTGCGCGTTGTCATAGGCGACGGCGGAGCCTTCGGCCTTGACCGGAGCGGCACCGAAGCCCGACAGCTTCACTTCTTCTTCGAACGAGCGTTCCGAGGTTTCGGTCTCGTAGATTTCCGCATGTTCGTTTTCGTACTTGGCGTACTCCAGACCGAACAGTGCGTTGAGGCCCGGAAGCAGTTCTTTGAGGGCCTGTGCGCGTGAAATTGCCATAGTTCAGCCCTCCTTACAAGCCAACGGCGTTGGTCAGGCTGTGGTAGCCCGGATTGAACTTGACCAGAACTTCCCCGAAGGTGTCACCCGACGCGGAGGTAATGGCCATGATGCGGAACGCAGCCGTCGTGGTCACGACGGTGGACTCCAGAGCAACCGTCGAGTTGCCCGTCGCGGTGTTCCCGGTCGAGGTGGACTGGGCAGCCGCGAAGAAGGTGTTCGTCCCGATGGCGGATTGGGCGACAGAGCCGTCCAGTTGCGCTTGGAACATCACGTTCGGATCATCGACCACATAGGCCTTGATCGAAGTGCCAGTCGGCGCAGCGTACCCGGACGGGTAGTACTGCGAGAAGATCAACTGCCCTTGGGCGTTGACGTACTCACAGCCGACGAACACGCCCAGCGAACCCGTCAGCGTGGTGCCAGTCGGGAGGGCGTTGGTGGTCGCATCAGCGCCAGTCGCGGTGGACAGGGCGATGTAGCCGTTGGCATTGATGTGAACGACCGTGCCATTGAAGATGTTGGTTGCAACACCAGCAGGGTCGATCAGGTACTGGGACGTCGCCCCAGCGTAGGGAAGGCCATCTGCCCGCTTGACGGGGCGCAGGCCGTAGGGTGCGTTGACCATCGACATGTGTCGAGTCTCCTACAGATCGGTTTCGGTTGGCGTGGGCCTCAGCCCTTGCCGAAGGAAGTTCGGGTCGAACGCTCAGGGCGAAGCACTGGCATCCGAGGGTCGGATTCGCGGAGGTAACTCCGATCAACAGCGTCCATCTGGTTCTTGGCCTGTTCAGCCTGACCTTCGATGCGCTCCTCAGCCCACTCAGCGGGGATGCTGCACAGAAGCAGACCACCGACTTCGATGTTCTCAGGGAACCTGCTGTTGTGGTCGGACATGACCTTCAACTCAGGAAAGTCTTTCGCCAAGCACGGGGTGTAACCCTCGCGGAAACGGCTGGAGACGTTCTTGTTGTCCTCATTACCCAAGGTGGAGGTGCGAACCCAACGGAACTTCAGTCCGTCGCGGGGATCGGGGGTAGGGACGAGCGACTGGCGGGTCCATCCTTTGCGGCGTTCACCACCTTCACGGGTTGTCAGGGTGCGTGGGGTGCGATCAGCCATTGGACGAATCCTTCAACATTTGCGCCGCATACTGCTGTGGGGTCAACCCAAGACGCTTGGCGAGAGCGACCTGAGTGGAGGTGAGTACCACCTTGCGGGGTGTTTGGGCTGACGCTCTGCCAGCCGGGGCCACCACGTTGCCAGCCTGCCGACGCTGTGGTTTCACCTCTTCGGAGGCATCGGCAAACCTGTCTGGGAATGCGCGGCGAACCGCATCATCAATCTGAGTATAATACTGTTCGGTGTCTGGAGCAACTCCAGAGCGAACCAGCTTTTCGTGCGTCCCCATCGCCAGCGCGGTGATGTCTTCGTCACCGTTCCGCATGAACCACGGGTTCTTCTGCGCCCACTCCTGAGCCTTGCCACTGGGGGCCGGGACGGTGGGCTTGGGCTGCTGGACCGGGGCCTGCTGCACCGGGGCCTGAGTGCGGGCCGGGGGCTTGTAGGCGTTCAGCCGGAACTCTTCGTTCTTCAGGTCGGCCATCTTCGACTGGGCCTCTGCCATCGCATCGGCATCACCAGTCTCATAGGCGTTCTTGAAGTCCACCTTGGCTTGGGCAAGCTGCACGGCAAGGCGCTGCTTGGCCTGATTGACCAGCACACCCTCGCCCTCTTCCAGCATCCGCTGAAGGCGCAGCTTCTCATCGCGCTCCTTCTGCGCGAAGGTGATGGCCTCATCCCGCAGACGGGCAGCCTCTTCCTTGGCACGGCGTTCCTCATGGAACTCGTACTTCAGCTTCTTGATGCGCTTCTGGACCGACTCCGAATAGGAGGCGATCTCATCGTCCTCCGGCAGTTCCGGTTCTGCGCCATCAGGGCGGCGGGCCTTGTCGCGGTCCTGTTCGGGCGTGTCGTCAACGACCTCAAGTTCGAAGTCGTCTTCGTCGTCAATCTGCTCTGCGGCGTTGGTGTTCATTCAAGAACCTCCCAGTCTGTGGCGAGGATGTCGGTCTGGCTTGCCAGCCACGGCACGAAGCCGTTGTCAGCGGTCTTCATGCCGATCCACGGCAGCAGCTTCATGTCGGTGATGTGCGGGTCATATCCGACCGAGTAGTTTTCGATCAGCAGGAGGAACATGCCCTTCCCGTTCCACCCCTTGCGGCAGACACAATGGCCAGCCCTCAGGGCGTCGAGTGCGTAACCGAAGTTCATCACAGGTCACCCTGAAGTCTCTGGGGTTTGAAGATCGAACGGTTGACCTCCATGAACCCGGTTTCGATGTGGCGGCGACCGACCGCGAACCAGCGCGGGTCAACTCCGGGCATCTCCGCAACGATGTCGAGTTGGCGGAGGATCACCTCCTCCAGCCGCTTGTTCTGGTTGACCAGAGCGACGGCCTGCTGGCTCTGCGGGGTGTACCCGGACACGGGCAGTGGGTTCAGGTCGGTCATGCGCGGCTGTACCCCCGTGGGTCTTCGACCACCGCTTCGACGGTGTCGTCGTTGATCAGCCGGAACTCCTTGCCATGCACCTTGAAGCGGGTGCCGGAGTAGGAGCGGAAGATCACGAAGTCGCCATCCTTGCACCACGGGCCGGATGGGAATCGGTTCGGGTCAGCGTATGCTTCGCTGCCGACCTTCAGGACGTACCCGATCAGGGATGCCGTCTCTTCAGCGTTGCGGCGCTCATCGGGGATGAACACGCCACCTTGGGTCTTCTGGTTGATCTCCGGGATCGCAATCAGGATGCGGTATCCCTTGGGGTCGGGCAGCTTCGACAGAAGGTCGTCGTCGCCAACTTTGTTGTCGGTGTACATTTCTTCTCCAGCAGTGGTTTTAGGCCCACCGTTACCTGTTGCTCACGCCCGACGAACGCAACCTAGACCACCACGGACTAGGATTCAAGAAACCTCTGCTCGACGTCCTTGATGTCACCTTCCATCTTCAGAAGGGCAGAGTACTCCCCGACCATGCGGGAGTACTCCTCGTAGGACTTGGCCCCACCTCCGGCCAGAAAAAGTTCAATAGACCTTTTCTGGTCTTCGACCTTGGTGAGGATCAGGCGACAGACCTCAGTTTCCATCGTTCTTCACCCCCGGCTTCGGAGACTGGCCAGACGCCAACTGCTTCGCAATGTCGATGCCAAGGCGCACACCTTCGGTCTTCTGGCTGATCTTGGCGTCTTCGATCTGCGATGCCACCCGGACGCCCAGACGCGCACCCTCGCGGCGGTCTTCCGACCGGATACGTTCGCGCTGCACTTCGACGTTCGCCTGCGCCTTCATGCCGTCCAGTTGCAGCTTCTCGCGCTCCAGCATCAGCTTGCCCTGAACCTCCATCTCCTTGATCTGGAGTTCCTTCTGCTGGATTTGCGTCAGAGGGTCTTGAGCCTGCTGCTGGGCCTGCTCCTGTGCGGCCTCCTGCTGATTCTGCTTGAGCAGGCGGTCTGCTGCCATCGCGGTGAGGCGCGACAGTTCGACCTCCACATCCTCAGGCAGGGACTCATCCTCAGGCGGCAGTTCGACGCCAAGGCGCTTCTCGATTTCCTTGCGGTACTGCATGGCCACATGCTCGGTGATGTGGGCTGCCATCGCAGCTTGGATCGCTGAGGCGAAGGGCGACTGCCCGACCATTTGCTGGATTTTCGGGTCTTGAGCCGCAGCCATGTGGGCCGTGATGTGGGCTTCGTGGTCCTGATACAGGAAGGCCTTCACAGGCTCCTGCTTCAGCATGGCCATGTTCTCGCTGATCGGGTCTTTCGGCTTGATGTCTCCCGGCAGCTTGATGATGTCGGCGGCGTCCTGAATGCCCAGAACCTCCAGCATGTTCCGGTGCAGACGCCCCAAGTCGTAAAGCTGGGGTGCCTGCTGCGCCATCTGGAGGGCAGCTTGGTACTGCATCACCCGCTGCGCCATCGTGGCTGCGTTGGGGTCAGACACGGGGATCACATCGACCTTGTCGCTGAAGTCCTCAAGACGGTTGAAGTCGCCTTCGGTGTCGTAGGCGTAGTTCTCATCCATGAAGTCCTTCACGACCTCAGCGATGAGGCGGAGTTCCTTCTTCATCGACGCATGCAGGCGGGCCTGAACGCCAGACATGACTTTCATGTTCCGCTCAAGCAGGGCCAGCGTGGTGCCGACCGGGGCCTGTGCGCTCATATCGCTGATCTTCACATCGGCAACGGAGCCGATGCGACGGCCCTCTTCAACGATGTTGGACAGCAGTTGGTACAGGACCGTGGACGGTTCCTTGTACGGCAGGAAGGTGATGCTGTCGCGGATGGAGCCAGACGGCACATCGACGTCGCGGAACTCGCCGGGGCGCAGTGGGCCGCTGTCGCCCTTGATGCGGAGGCCACGGGCCTTCAGACCAGCAGGCAGGTTGGCGAGGGTGCCAGCGTCGATCAACTGCCGAAGGATGGAGGTGGCAGACTTGGTCAGGCCACCGATCAGGTGGATCAGGCCGATGCCGTAGAACCCCATGCCGGGGAGGTAGCAGTAGTGGGCGAAGTGCATGCGCTTCCGCTTGCGTTCGTCGTCTGCGTACCAGTTGCGGCGGATCGACAGGACGGTCTGCGACGACTTGTCGATGGTGATGACGTAGGGTCGAGCGATGTCATCGCCGTCGTTGAAGCCCTCAGGCATGACCATGTCAACGTGCATCTCAAGGATCATGAACCGATCATCGGAGTAGTCGGTGTCTTGGACGCCTTGCAGCTTGTCGTACTTGTCCTGAATGTCGCTTTTCTCAAGCGCAGGGTCGGGCAGATCGACGTCCCGGTACAGGCCAGCGGCCTGCAACTTCATGATCTCCGTCTTGGTCTTCCGCATGACATGCGTGTACCGCTCTGAGTCGGAGATGCTTGAGCAGCCGTAGGAGACGACGAAGTCTTCTGCCGGGACAAACACCGATCTCGGCACCTGAAGCACGGAGTCGTAATAGACCTTCTTGAAGGCACTGCCTGCCAGCGACAGGCGGAACAGCATCTGCTCCGTCTCTTCGCGGTAATCCGGCATCTCCTCAGTCAGGAGGTAGTTCATCTCGTTCTCGACGCGGTTCGCTTGTGCGAACTTCTCCGTCGTCATCTTGCCCATGATCTTGCTGCGGACTGGGCCGGATGCAGGGAACAGTTCCCCCATCGCCTGCGCTTGGAAGTGGATGGCAGCTTCGGTCAGCATTGGGTGGAAGACGCCGGATGCCCCTTCCCACGGCTGGGTGCGGTCCTCCAGCTTCATGCCCAGAAGGTCCAGACCCTTCACATAGGCCATCGCCCACTCGCCGCGCGTCTGCCTGTCGGACAGGAAGTACCCGATCAGTTCGCTTGCCATCGACTGGAGTTCGCCGTCGTCAAGGAGTTCGGCAATGTTTGCGTCGTGGTCGATGTCTGCTGTCACATCGGGATCGACGCTGACCTCTTCAAACTCGATGACCATGCCGCCGTCTTCGGTCGGGGTCACTGTCGAGTTCTCAGCGATGACGACTTCGTCATCTGGCAGATCGTCCTCAACCTCAGTTTCGATTTCGATGTCGAACGGGGTCATGGTCTTGTCCACGGCCATCGGGCGTCTCCCAGAAAAGTGCAAATGAACTATAGCAGGAACCGTGGGCCTGCGGGAAGTGCGATGTGGATGGTGGTGTTTTGACGAGCGGCCCCAGAAGGGTGGGGTGTCCGGGACCGCTCTAAGCCCAATGCGTGGAGGTCAAACGCCGCACCGGGAATCTGGTGTGAGGTGGCGGTGAACGAACATCGTAGGGCCGTGGCTGCACCTGATCTCGCTTCAACCATACAAGAAACCGCTACGCGGAATTTGTGAACCACCTCACACGAATCACCCTATACGAGGGTCAGGGGATGTCAAGCCATGAAGTCTCTCAAATGCCCTTAAATTGGCGCGTGAGACTTCTTCTTCGTCCCTGAGACTCTTCGACCCACGCTGGACCCTGCCCTTCTTGTGCAGTGCCGTCTGGTATTCCCTGATGAGGCGATGGTGCCGTTCGATGATCTCCTTCGAATGGGCGGGCTTCTCCTCAGTAGTACTCCACAGGCTCTCTATGCCCATCGTCTTCTTCCCAATCATCTGTGTCTATCCTGATCCATCCGCCCTGCCGGAACCTGATGAGGGCTTGGCTGGTGCTGTCAACGTAGTCGTCGTGGTCGCCAGAGGGGAAGGCGGCGCATTCTTCGATGACCTCCTCTGCCCAGCGGGTTGGAGGATGCCACACGCACCCAGCGGAGAACAGGTCTGAGACAGCGTTCACCCGCGCGATCTTGTCGTTCCCCCGGCTGGGGACGAACTCGGTCACAGGCAGACCCATCTGTCTAAGTTCAAAAATGAGAGGAGCGCCAGAAGCCTTCTTTTCGACCACGAGTTGGTCTGGCTCGTACTCATAGTACTTCTCCCGCGCCATCTGTTTGAGTTCCGGGAACTCCAGCTTTTCCTTGTAGGCGTCAAGCAAGATGACGTTCGGCACCTGCATGCCCGTCTCATCGGTTCGGTAGAAGATGCCCCATGTGGTGCAGGCAGAGTAGTCGGCCCGCTGGGTCTTCAGGAATGCCGTGTCCCATGACTGGATGATTGCCTCGCACTCAGGCGGGTCTTCATCTGGCCATTCCCTCCACCACTCCCTCTTGATCAGCGCCCCTTCCTCTGAGGTGGGGTTCTGCATGTACTGGGCGTTCCACTTGCCGACCGGAATTTCGGCCTTGATGGCGTCCAGTTCCTTCAGGCTCCAGAACTCCGGCCAGAGAGGCAGACCGGACGGCATGATGGCTGGGAACTCAATGACCTCCCACTCATCCACTCCTGCGCGTTCGGTGGCCTTCTTCAGGATTTGCCCTGTCAGGTCGCGCTTCGCCCAGCGCGTCATCACGATGATGATGGCACCTCCCGGCTGGAGGCGCTGACGGGGACCGGAGGTGTACCACTCGTAGACCTTGTCGTAGATTTCCGGGTTGAAGGCTGCCATCGTCGCCTCCTGTTCGGAGTGCGGGTCGTCAATGATCAGGACGTCGGCACCCTTACCAGTCACGGCACCACCGACACCGATGGCGAAGTACTCCCCACCCTTCGATGTCGCCCACTTGCCGGATGCCTTGCTGTCTGCTGCCAGCTTCGCTTCCGGGAAGACACGGGAGTAGTCGTCGCCGTCGATCAGGTTCTTCACCTTGCGACCGAACCCGACTGCCAAGTCTGCGGTGTGGGCGGTCTGGATGATCTTCTTGCCGGGGTATTTGCCGATGAACCACGACGGGAAGAGGAAGGATGCGAACTCCGACTTGGTGTGGCGGGGTGGCATGTTGATGATCAGGCGCTTGAGGGTGCCGTTCGCAATCCTCTCGAACGCATCTGCCATCGTCTTGTGGTGCCTGCCTGCGATGAACGCTGGCCACATCTGCTTGACGAAGGGCAAGAAGTTCAACTGCGCTTCTTCGATGGCCTTTCGCTGCTCCAGTTCCTCCAAGTCACGGAGGAGTGCCTCTTGCTCCGCGAGGGGCAGGCTGCTGATCTTCGCCAGAATGTGGTCAAACTGTCCCATTGGGTTCCTGAAGGTCGGGGCCGGATGCTGCGATTTTGGAGGGAGGAGAACCTAACCGCAATACCCAGCCCCTAGTCCAACAGAGGGAGGTGAGACGGGAAGGCGTCTCGCAGACATCTTGGCACATCTTACGGCCACGATCCAGCGATTTGTGGTGGCCCCTATATGTATACTACGCACGCGCGGTGTACACCCTAGTAGTATATATATGTTGGGAGTCGTATAAGACTGTAATGGACTTCTTCCGGTAGATGACTACTACCGGAAGAAGACTCATAAAGGACTCTCATACAGAGAGTCCGTCAGTACTGTATACAGGGGGTCACCGCTGGCGGTTCAGGAAGTCTGCCATGCTGCCCTGAGGAGCCTGACCCTTGCCGGAGGACGGGTACGTCTGGGGTGCCATCGGCTGAGGCACCTGCATCTGAGGCATCTGACCCATCATGGCGAGGCGGCGCATCATCGCGTCACGAAGACCAGCCTGATCCGGCACTGCGACCTGACCACCCGCTGCCATGTACATCGGGTTCTGATACGGCAGACCACCCTGAGCCATGTAGAGCGGGTTGGAGTTCGGCATCTGCATGGGAGGTGCCATCTGCGGCATCCCCTGAGGGTAGAAGCCACCAATGCCCTGCTGCATATCGGGCATCGAAGGGACTGGGTGGCCGAACTGCTGGGCAGGATTGGCACCCTGCATCATTGGCGTCGGGTTCTGCGGCATCGAAGGGTACATCTCGTCCTCCAAAAAGGTTCCATTGAACCTTTCTACCCCAGAATCCCTCTCAGGCACAGACGCTGGATGTGTTCTGGGCGTCAACAAAGGTGAGCGGCGCAGTGCAGCGGAGCCGAGAGCCTTTGTTGAGGGTCCAGAAGACAGCCCAAACAGAGACGGCAGCAGGATCATCGCTGGTTCCAGCGTCCCGGTGGAACCCAAATAGGGGGTCGATGCCGTTTTCAGTCAGTGTTCCACGATGTTTCACGAAACCGGGGTGTAGTGAATCCTACCTACGCTCTCTTTGCGGTTGTTATGCTGTTTGATGACGCATCTTGCGTACTACATGCCTGAGATTCGAGTGTTAGGCGGAGAGTTCCACTAAAACTCGTTCACCCTAAAGGCGTGTAGTACTGGTTTGATGCCATCTGTGATATATGGGGTGGCCTGTTTGCGACACCCATAGGAGTCTCAGCCCCGTGTTTTCCGAGACTGATGTCGTTTTCAGACCATTTCCGTGGATTTTTGGGGTGGGGGGTGTGTTTGGTGGGGAAATTGGTGGGGGGATGTGCAGCATAGCATGTACGGCGCTGGCGGGGTGGTCAGCCACAGGC